GGTGTAGATAACTTACGTGGCGCACTCGGTAGAAGCCAAGCAACAGATCAGGCTGCTGTCGATTCCGCATCAAGAGAGGCTGCCGCAGTTGCCGCACAAGTAAATGTAGGACCAACTACTGTAATAAATCAAGGCGGTAGTCAAAGAACAACACTAGTAACAGCTAATCCAAAAGTATCTGCTCAAATGTCATTCGCAGGTGGATTCTAGACAATAAAAAAGGCGACTCACATTTCTGCAAGTCGCCTTAGTCGCTTCAACTATTAATCAGATTAATTGTCTTCAGCTAGGCTCTTGAAGAAATCCAGTGATTCATCATCACCGTTATCACTAGCAAGAGTTGGAGATGGAGATGCTTCCTGTTCTGGAGCAGAACGCTCCTTGAAATTAGGAGAGAATCCCATCCCCGCATTGTCGTCCTCAGCGGTTACTTTGGGTGCGTGTGCACCGCCATCAAGTCCTAGAACCTTATACAGTTTTGCTTTCAGTTCATCATAAGATTTGAAGTTTTTAGGATCAACAATATCGGAAAGGGAATGTTGCTTGCCCCAAGTTTCTTCAAGTGCTTCATCAGTGAGTTCTGAACCATCTGCACCAGATAGAACACTTACACTGTCGAATTCAGACTTATCATAGTTACGATAGCCTTCTACTTGACGAATTTTTAACTTGAAGTCAGCACCTTCCCAAAAGTCAAATGGATTGATAGGCGATTCATCATCATATTGAGGATTCATCGCATCGTTTAGTTTGTCAAAGATTTTCTTACCAAACTTATAAAGATACACTTGACCTTCCGTTGAAGGGTTTGCACTATCTTTAACAACATAGATGTTTGCAATGTAGTTCAGCCTACGCTTCTGCTTACGTGCAACTTCTTTGTCCTCATCGTGACCAGAATTCCACAGCTTAGAGTTATACTCTGAAACTGGATCGTCCTGACTAAGAGTGGTGAGAGAGTTTTCTATGTACCAACCACCTGGTCCTTGAAATCCATGATCCCACATTCTTACGAATGGCATGTCTTCACCTGAAGGTGCTGGAAGAAAACGAATAACAGCGTAGCCGTTACCTGCTTTATCTACTGTTGGTTTCCAAAAGCGATCATCGCCTTTGTTACCTGTAGAATTCATCTTCTGGAGTTGAGAATTCAACTTATCGAAAGATGATGTACGTGCCTTTTTAAGGGCTGAAAAAGATTGTGTCATATGCTTACTCCTGTGTATAGCGGTTTATATTACGATTTTATCGTTTTGTTTGTCTAGTATACTAGACTGCGTTGTATTTGTCAAGACATATTTCACGCATTTTCACTTTATCATAATTTAAAAATGGTCCATATTTCTTAACAATCTTATTTATACTAGGGTAAACTATCGTATCATTGATGGATTTATCCCAGTACTTGAAGCATCCTGTCAAGTCACTTAATATGACTAGAGTTTCGATGCTTATGCGCTTCATGTTAAAGAGTGACAATACACGAGGATACTGTCCATCTTCAACAATGAAGTTAGCATTAAAGTCTTCGTTCAATTCGTCTAGTTCATTACTAAACACATATCCCAAAGACTGTTGACGTTTCGACCATTCCATGAAAGTTTCATTTGCGGTGTCACTGTCAACTAAGTCTCCAATCCAAACGTCTGGATTGTTGACCATGTTAGCTAACAAAAATTCTTTATAGTCCTTTCGCTTTGCCAACTTAAAGAAGAAAAACTTATCTTTACGATTTTCAAATGCATCGATTCTGGCGTTAACCTTGCCGTTGTATTTGAAGTAATCATAGTTCGAACCAAAGTGCCGCTTCAAGGCTAGATAGCATATGTAAACGTCAAATGCGTCTTTAGTGCTATACAAGCTTTTCGTCATACTGGCAACCTTGTAAGTTTCTCTACCATATTTAGTTCTTCGGCTTCTCTGTAAATCTTAGCTTTCAGAACTGGTGATCGTCTAATAATCTCGCCGACCACTTCTACTTCTAGTCCATACTTCTCTGCGTAATATATCACTGCATCGATGTAAGGCACTCCTTTAGAAATATTCTCTGCAATCTCTTTCATGATTGTTTCAGAGTTTAATTCTTTTATAAGCCCAATGTTTTTGTTATCTGCGATTTTTTATGCTCCCTGCCCATCAAATAGGCTAATTGAAATATGTAAGCTTCACGCTTACTATCATTAATATAAGATTCTCCACCAAGAGAAACGTTTCCATTATCACTATCTATTACGACATTATACAAATCATCTTCAACATAAGAAATTTTAGCCATTGAGTACCTTAATACCTAAAGCCCAGTTCTCAGCGGCATCTTCTACATAAGAAACATGCTTGTCTTCAAACATTTCTGTCTTGAATGGATTAGTATCTCCAATGCCCATAAAGTATCGAATACCATATGTGCCATCTTTAACTTCAAAGACTTCTGCTCTAGGACCTTCTGATCCTTCTTTGAAGTGAGTTGTAATGTGTTTCATCGTTAGTGATCCTTTGTTCTTTGTATGCGTCTATTATAACATGCAATAGACGGTCTGTCAAGTATTATTTGACAGATTCTAAAAGGGCTTCGATCTCTTCTATCTCAGATACGATTTCACTCATGTTCTGTTTGTGATAGATACGAGCCATCTTGCCTAAATATTTTTTGGGAATACCAACTTCATCTTCGAGTGAGATGATAGCTTCTTTTACGAACTCACGTTCAGCTTCTTGTCGAAGATAGGAGTTACTAATCTCTTCCATACAGTCTTTGATCCGCTTGCGATCAGCTTCACTTGATGGGATTATAATTGATGTCATACTATACCTCATATTGATTAAATGAGTGATCATAATAACAGATGTTGATGTCTCTGTCAATACATTTTGTCAAAAGAGGCGAAATTAATCGCCTCTCTTTATTTCGTAATCCTTGTGGGATTATTAGAAGCTAAATGTAGCACCGATGTGAATCTCTTCACGTGCTGTTGCTTCTAGGTTGTACTTTGTCTTTGCATAGTACTCTACAGAATCCATTGAGCCCATAGTATAGTTTAATTCGAACTCAAGCGTAGGCATAACTTCGATAGTGTTATCTGCTACCAATTCGTTATCCCATATTGCCAACTCTGTGCTTGTTACAAAGTTCAAGCCTTCAGTTGGCGTAAATGTCAACGCCGGTTCGATGTCAACTGTCATGCGAGCCGCATCTACAGCATAGTTAGCGTCTATTTCACCACCAAATGACCACATAGAGTCTGCATATGCAGTAGTTGCTGTTAATGCCGCAACTGTTGCGATTACGAGTTTCATTAGATTTCCTTTCTTATAATTGAAACTTGGTCCGGCATTTTCTGTTCCAAGGCAAGCCGGTCAGCCCGTCAAATTTACGCCGCTAGTGCGTAGTCTGAAGATACAAAGTTATCGTTTGCATTTAGTTTGGTTTCTTGCGTTAACGGAGCTTGCGCCCGGATTCTCCACTTCTCTGCCCTGTCAGTCGATTCCTACTTCAGCCCCATCAAAAATACATTGTCTTGGACCCTTGCGAGGTCTGCGTCTCTGCAAAGACACCTTATTGCAGTAAGGCGCAATGTACTTTTGGTGGAGCTGTCGGGAGTCGCACCCGAGTCCTGTCCAGTATTAATCCGCTTCAACGAATCATTAGTATTTATACACTATACGCTATTTTTGAATGGATGTCAAGAACTAAATTAAGAAATAGTAACCTAAAAACAACAATAATAGCCATATTAGTCCTTTGATAAGAAAGAAGGCAAAAACACCCCATGCAAGAACCTTAGGAGTAATTAATGCCTTCAATCTTTTCATATTATAATCCGTTTGGTATTAGTACGTAATGTATAGTCAGAACTATGGCAACTGAAGCACCTAGTCCAATCATCATCTTCTGAAAGTCTCTTGCCACTAACGGGAATACAGATTTCATTTTCATCTTACCTGTAAAAGTTGCGATAGCGAGTTCACGACCAGCAAGCATACCTACGAAGACCCACGTAGTTGACATAGGAATGTCGTTGAGTTCTTTGAAGAAATACAGGCATAACCAATAGAACAGGTCGATTAAAGTCGCACTACGGACATATCTTGTGTTATGCTTCTCTAGTACAATCTGTTGTATCTTGCCACCACGCTCTCTGAACATGAAGAAAAGACCCACAACAAACACACATGATATTAGCATCATTAGATCAACTGGTACGACACGTGGTAGAAACACAGCAATATTAGCCATGTCATGCGACAGCCAAGTCCACCAGAGTCCACCTGTTGCGAACCACTGCGCTATTCGCCAATAGTTTTTGTTCTTCTCTTGCACTGGTTCTGCTTCATCAAGTGTACGTGATACAACGTACCACACACCGTATGCGAACAGAGCGGCAATACCATAACCCATGATGCTCTTCATCAACATCTTTTCTAGCACAAAAGTACTCGCAAAAGCACTCAACACTAAAAAGGATGTTGATACTGGTACACCAAGTCTGGTAAGTAGTACGAGTATTCCTGGTGCGGCGGCATGATACCACTGAACTTCTTGCCAGGGAATCTTATTCAATCGACCATAGCTGATGTCTCCACCGTTTACAGTCCAACCATACCATAGTGTCGCTAGTAATACAGCACTTGCGGCTGCCCACATAGTCTTGTAATTGAATCGCTCATTGTTTGATGCCATCCAAGTGCCGAGCGTCTGCACTGAATCATTTGCAATCACCGCATAAGCGGCAAAAAGGAACCCAATAAGGCTCCAGGTAGTTAGTAGTTCCATTCACTTTCTCCTTGCTTGCAGTATTTACCACTGCGCTCACAAAGTACAAGCGGAATTGCTCGCACATAATTTATTTAATTTCTGGAAATAACGATTCTGATATGAATGCATCGACATCATCCGAATCAAGACCCAAACTTTTCATCACATTTGGGGTATGTGGATTCATCTTCTGATGCTCTGCATAATAGTTTTGCGATGCTTTGCCTAAATCACTGTCAGCGTATCCGTTATACTTACCAATGTTTTTCTTGTAGTAACACAGACCTTCTTTGGCAACCTTACATATCTGATCGATCTCTGCTGGTTCTTTGACCATACCAGCGGCAATCATGCTATCACTGAAGATTGCTTTTGCCCATGGCGGCAGTTCTCGTTCTCTTTTCCATTGTAATGGTTTGGCAATTGTTGCGAAGTGTTCCATCATAGGATGTTCTGAATTAGACGTAGAAGAGAAATCATAAAATGCACCTGTCATCTTATTGGCACCTGCAATCACATCAAACCCGTATATTGGTCCGTCATTATGTGTATGAGGAAAGACACATACATGCATCATCCACAGCTTCTTCTCTTCACGCATATCGACCACATCAATGTGTGCCCTACGATAATTGTTATTTGACCATACTCTGTTTACCCAACCAGGCTGATTGAATCTATCCATACCAGGCTCACGTATTTCAGTAGCATCTGATGATAGCTGTTCGATTAGATTGTTTTGAAGATCAATCAAACTATTCCATATAATAGACATTACAGCACCGTTGCTCCGACTACTGTCGTAACTATTATTAAGACGTATAAACCATACATCATTATACTTAATTTTTCAAGTCTTTTCTGTCTCTCTCCAAAAGCAACCATCAATCTTTCGAATGATTCATCCAATTCGCTCTTCATGCAATAACTCCTCAAATAGTCTAATCGCAAATGCAAAGCATTTATTTGCTTCATCTGCCATATTATCATTCAACAACAGTCGAACATTCTGCTTCATCTCTTCTTTGTTTTCAAACTGATACATGGTACCACTACCAGGAACACGTTTTGCAATGATAGCACCACCGTACATATCTCCAAAGTGTCTTACATATAAGTGCGAGATGATTCCGTCTACGTCTTCGTTCATTAAAAGGTTTTCAATGTGTCCGACATATTCTTGGGTTGACTTGCATATGAGTTCGCTATAGGTAAATCCGTAGATTTCCTCAAGTTCATGCATGTCATCTATGATCTTTTTTGCCCTAAAAATTGACCTGAACTCTTCTGGAAATGCGAGTTCACGCAACGCTGATTCGAGAACAACGTAGTTCTGGGACTGATTGATTAAGTATCTGTAATATAGAAAGGGATCAATATTACCACTGAGTAATATCTTGGCAAAATCTTTACGTTCTGCTGATCTATGGTTTTCTGCCGTTAGCTGTTTTAAATTCAATTTTCATCTCCAATTCAAAATATGTACATTGTTCTGTACATATCATATATCTCATATTTATCTAGTCTTTTTAGCCTTCTCAGATTTAATCCATCTCTTGGCTACAGCATTATCTGGTTCTGCATTCACAAACTTGGTGATCTCTCTATAGGCACGGGTAGTTTCTTTTTGATAGTCTTTGCCTTCAGAGTTATCTACAACAGTAAACTTTTGCTTTCCGAACATAGTCTGAAAAGAACCAATATTCTTTTGAACTGTAGTCCAGTACTTTTCTACTTCATCAGCAGGCAGTGTTCTTGCTCTCGCTTTGTTACGTGCTTGTGCTGTGGCTAAGTCAGTGTTAACGAAAATCATTGCAACATCGTAACCTAGCTTTTTGAGTTCTTTTGCTTGGTTTGTCAGCTTTGCTGTGTCTTTACCTGTACCATCGATACATAGACCTAAACGACCTTTTATATACATCGCTTGCTTAGTCGCTGTCAGCTTCTTGGCTTTGCCTCGTAACTCTTGACCTTTAACAGAGAAGATGTTATCCGGATCCATTTCCATACCAGCTTTCTTCATAGCTGATTCAAATGCATCGTCTGAGTTCACAACCTTAAATCCAAGTGCTGGAAGTCCAGTTTTGCCTACAATGAATGATTTGCCAGAGCCAGGTCCACCGGCTAAGAATACTGCTTTGAAGATTGCAGGATCATTAACGCCTTCTTCGATTTGTTTTAGTTCTTCTTTAAGATAGTTTTCAAACGATAACACTTTACGGTTCCTTATGAATATGTCTAATAATCTTATTTATAAAAAATGTGAGACTCAATTCTGCTAGTTTTACTATATGCTTTAGACCAATAAGGATTAACATATGATGCATGATACATCGTGGCGCCGTCCGTAATGTCTCGTTCAATGCCATAGTTTTTCATTACCCACTCAGCGTTATACATCGCTTCTTTAAATTTTACTTTATCGTGAGGAGTATCGTTCTTACCGTCACAGTACCAAGAGAATTGGCACTTATTACGAATAGGATTACCTCTGCTGTTTAAGTGAGACTGATACACTACATCACATATCGTATCTGGATACTTTTCGCTGTAGACACGATTCATTGTAACCATGCCTACTGCTTCTTGTCCTAGAGTAGAATCACTTCTTGCTTCATGGTAGATATTAAGAGCCATACATTGTAACTGCTCCTGATACTGTAGGTCTGCAATCTCTGCTTCTATTACTGCATTACGTTCAATGGCAGCCTGTTCTTGTGCTTTAAGTTCTTCGACAGTTAATATCGTAACAGCCACTATGGTTATTAAGGATAACGATCCTGTAAGAATACTCGATAGTTTCATAAACTTGCCTCATACTTCTAAGTGTTTTATCAATCTTATAAAGTCATTATACACCATTAAAAGTATATGTCAAGTCTTTTCTCACTCAATTCTGCTTTATTTAGTCGTTGGGCGATACACTCCATCCCAATCTTTAGGCAGTTCTCTAGTCTTCATCTCTTTGCATCGATCAATCCATACGTCATAATATCCGTCCATAGTGCCTAAAAAGCACCCCTTTAAGTCATCACAGAACTTGATTGCCATGTCAAATTTCTGCATTCGATATAAATCTAGCATCTTTATGTGCTGTTTAGTTTCAAATACATATGCAGAGTTTTCATTCCACCAAGAGTGTTCTCCTAGAACAGTGAAAATTCGTACACCTTCGTTCTTGCCCTTTACAGCAATACAGTCTAGTTCAAGTGTGGCAAATACATCATCGATCTCTTTTGCCGTCTCTTCTCCAATAATAGTTTTCACGCCATATCCTTTCGTTTGTCCTTCGAGTCTGGCTGCCAAATTCACTGCATCTCCTAACACAGAGTAGTCGAACCTTTGCTCAGACCCCATATTACCAACAACGACTGCGCCGCTATTGATTCCTACGCCTATATTTATTGGTAACAAACCGTCACTCTCTAACTCAGCATTTAGGACTTCTAATGCTTCGTACATTTGTACGGACGTCAAACACGCTTTTCTTTCTTGCTCTTCTACATCAAGAGGAGCATTCCAGAAAGCCATAATACAATCGCCCATATACTTGTCAATAGTACCCTCATTCTCCATAATGATATTAGTCATAGGAGTTAAGAATCTATTCACAAGTTCTGTCAGACCCTGTGGATCCGTCTTATATTGCTCTGAGATGGGTGTAAATCCACGTATATCACAGAACAAAAATGTCATATGTTTAGTCTCTCCACCGAGTTGCAGTAACTCAGGATTCTTTTGTAGTTTTTCTACCATAGGTGCTGATAGATATGTGCCAAACTGTTTCTTAATTCGCATCTTGGCGAAGTACTCTTGCCCGTATTTGACTCCATACACGTGAGCAAACACTAGTATAGCCATCGCACCTTGCATCATTATGATATATAATTCTGCATAATTGTTGAACCAGTATATAGGAAAGTATATCGATGATCCGATCAGCAATAGCGGTGGTACCCAACCAAATCTCACATAACTCAATCCAACTATTAGTATACCTAATCCTAGAATAGTTGCAAGTTTAGCAAAATCAGCAAGAGGTGGAGTTACGATGTTGTATTGGTTTTTGACTGAGGTAAATGCTCTTGCAGTTACATCATGTCCATATGCGGCACCTGATGCTGTCGGCACTGGGTTAGATATTCCGTCTGCTGTTACACCCACGAATACTGTTGCACCTTTTAAATCGTCAAACTCTGTAGTTAGATCGTATCGTTTAAAGTCATAGTTTGGATTTATCCATATACGGCTTATTGGATCTGTATTGATTGTAGGAAATCCTTTGACACGAACTGCCTGTACTCCAAACTCATTGCTCTTAACCTGAAACGTATTTGACCCAGTGTATGCCTTGAATATCTCTAAGATGATTGATGGGTAGAGTTTATCTTGTACGCCAGCAATCATAGGTAATCTTCGAACTACTCCGTCAATCTCAGGCAATGTGTTTGCAATGCCTATGCCAGTAGCGGCATTTTCATACTTCTCTAAGTTTGCGGCTATGCCAGGATAATTGTAAATATAATCCAAAGCATCACCACCAACCTGTACAATAGCTGTACTGTATGCGGATCTATTCTGAGCCTTATTGCTAGGGAAGTGAGAAAGAATGACTCCGTTCGGAAGCATGAGCGTGAAGCCTTCGTCTTCACCTGTTCGATCTTCTTCTGGAAATGATAGATTAAATACGATAACACCTGCATTCGCTTGACGCAATCTGAGGATTAAATCCCCATAAATGTTTCTTGGTAGTGGGTATTGTCCATGTACTTCTAAAGTCTTCTCCGAGATGTCTACGAGAACGACATCCTCAATGAATTGCTTTTCCTTTACGATCAACTGGTCACTGATTCTCAGATCAATGCTCTGAAGCAGTGTAGGATTTAATATTGTTAGCCACGTTAGAGTTAACGTAGTGATGATAGCGAATAATGGCGAAAGCAGTATTTTCATCTTGAACCTCTCAAGTCGTTACATACTATTTATCAATCTTTACACGAGGTCTCCAGTGTGGATTTTCGACATATTCTAGCTTTTTCGTTGGTCTGTACATGAACTCTCCATTGTCCATTTTTAGCTTCTCGACCTTTCCAGTGTTTACCCACTTTGATGTCCAACAGACTACAGGAGATTTCTTAGTCATTTTGATATATCGTTAAGTTGCAACCACCGGTGGCATTACATGTGCCATTCACGCCAGAACCGTCTGTCATGGTATGTGGTAAAGTGTATGTTTTATTAGATGCTCCTGC